AACTAATTACTGTATGCCACACCACACATACCACTGAGTACACGTAGGACATTATAATTGGTAGCATAAACTCTAACCTTGGCGGTGGCAGTACCGGCAACAGTACCCGCGGAAAGAACAAGCTGAAGAACAGCATTGTCAATACGAGAGAAGTTGCACGACCCCGAAGGTTGATGTTCTTCAGGCTTGAGTGCAAAGGAGTACACATTGATACCAGTGTCGGGAGAGCGAGAGTGGTGTTGGAAGGGCTGGACAACGTCAAAGTAAGATCCCTCGCGCTCAGAGAAGCGGTCTTGGCCGTTGAGCTGGAGCTTGGCAGTGACGACGGGGTTCTCGCCCCAGCAGTGCATGTCAAGAGCAGTCTCGGCAAGCACGAAGGTGCCGGCGTCAGAGACACCAGAGACGGCGAGAGCACCAGTGGCTCCAGCGTTGAAGATACCAGCAGGGTATTGGCTGGAGGCGGCAACGTCAACATCACCTGCAAGTTGGAAGAGACCAGAGGTGTTGATGAAAGCGTTGGCACCAGAGACCTCGGAAGGACCAGCGAAGGCATGGATGGCGTTGGGGAGAGCATCAATGGCGTCGGTGTAGTTGAAGGGTTGGGCACCGAGGGTCTTGTAGAGGACGGATCCACCGTTGAGGGAGTCGCAGTAGTCAACGTTAGCATCAGGCTGCACAACCCATATCAACTCCTTGCAGGGGTGGTTAAAATTTAGCTTGATCTTGTTGGATGAGGAACCCACAGACTCGTCACCAGTGAACTGGAGTTGCTCAATGAGGTACTCGTGGGGGTTCTGTGCCATCTTGCGGCGCTCATCAGTGTCAAGGAAGATGTAGTCAACATAGAGGGAGGCGGCAACAAGAGATTGCTGGTAGGCAGCAGGGACAGAGACAGTTCCACTGCTGGTGGTAAGATTCTTGACGGCCCAGAGGCACTCAGCAATGGGGCGGATATCAAGGTTGATCTTCACCTCGTGGTATTGGAGAGCAATCAAGGGAAGGGCAAGACCGGGGTTGCGGTTGAACCAGAATTGGAGGGGAATGTAGAGAGTGGTCTCAGGAAGAGCCTTGCGGGGAGCGCAAACCTGGGCGGGGCCACCAGCAGCGGCACAGGGGCCAGACACTTCGGCGAAAGCGGGGTCGCAGATGTAGGTAAGCTGGGTGGTGTTACCAATCATCTTGAAGTATCCGCGCTGTTGCTCGGATGAGAGGGTAACCTGGTTCCAGATGTGCATCCAGTCACCGTATTGGCGATCAATGCGCTGGCCACCAATCTCGACCTCAACCTGAGAGATCATCTGCTCACCAATGTAATCGAGCCAACGAGCATAGACATCACCAGTAGATGCCTTCATGTCCTGGTTGATCTCGGGGAGAACAACCTGGAGGTAAGTGCGGTAGCAAAGATCACCATTACGAGAGATCGTGCAGGTAACGCGGCGACCAAAGTCAGCCTGGCCAGAGAAAGTCTGCTCAATAGACTCGATGGCGAAGTTGGTGTGGCGTCTGTAAGACACCTTCCAGAAAGTGATTTCAGGAGTTCCCGTGAGGAAAACGTCCTGGGCTCCGTAAGCGACAAGTTGCATAAGTGCTCCTCCCATGCTGCGAAATGTGTGTTATATACTATACAAAGAAAAAAATCTGGAGGATATTGCTAAATAAAAATAAATAAGAAATTACAAAATAGTGTCGTAAGATTTATTGGATTATTTTTTTTGAAATTACAAACCATAACTCATGTAAACTAGACGAATCAATCAAATAAATTATAGTACAAATGAACAATTTCTACTGTTTTTTCTGTTTTATTTGTTGACCAATATTCTATTTGCTCAGAAAGCGCATTCAAACGATTGGTCCATTCTTCATTTTTTTCTTTGTTTATAATAAATATTCCTGTTTTATTCGCCTTCCAGCAAGATTTCACTATTTCATTATTCCTATTTACATATGAGTCTGGATTAAAACGAATGAACACAAGAGGCCTATGACCGATGTCCTGAGAAATCTCCATTAATCGTTTGTTTTCACAACTACAATCGTAATCTATATGTTGATTTTCATCAATCTCTACAATAACAACTTGATACCCAAGATCCAATAATAGATCGGGTCTTCTCCGTGAGCATCCGTCCTGAACCCTCCTGTCTGAACTCCATGTGAATTGGGAAAATTTTTCCAAAACGAAATCTGCAATCGCTTTTTCTTTTGTTTTGTAGTTACGAGCAACCGCCTTGTCTGGAAACAGATTCACATAACAAAACATACAATAACCATCATATTTTGATTTGTTTGTATTTGTATTACACCAAGTAGACCTACATGTTTTACTCAAAACATCTACCATATTATCCAATTTGTGAGAAAGGCAAAATCTTCCGCGTTTTTCATTGGAATAATTGTATAATGGTCTAATTTTACATGATTGTATCTCACATTTATCATGCTTCACATCCAACATCTCTTCCGTTTTATGCTCACTGCAATATAGAGGCAAATCTTCATTCTCATAATTAAACGATGGCGTCTTTCCACAACCCTCTTCTGCACATTTTTTATGTTTTCCATTATACATCCCTTCCAACTTATGTTCCGCACAGAAGCGACAATGTGTATCTTCCAAAAATCGGTACGAAGGAGACACACTGCACCCCTCATATTCACAATGACTATGCTTTACATCTATCATCCCATCTTCTCTGTGCTTAGAGCAGAATTTACCAACTGTCTCACCCTCTGCATTGAATTGTGCAATCACATTACATCCCAGCACCTCGCATCTATTACCGGTGACATTGACCATCCCCTCCAATTTATGTTCTATGCAATACTCTCCCTTCTTCTCGCCCGGCCTATTATAAATCGGTATGGTATAACATTTTACCCCATTCGAACCCTTACAGCGTTTCGCAGATAGATTTATCATTCCGGGCAATGCATGTTCACCACAAAATCGGGGCTTTTCACCGACAATATTAAAAGTCGCGCGTTTCCCCGCGCATTCGGGATTTTCGCAAACCTTATTCACTACATTTACCATACCCTCCGTTTTATGTGAACCACAGAATCTCGCCTTTTTCTCGCCCGGTAAATTGAAGAATGCCTTTACTAAAGAACATGTTTCGCAGTTTACCATCCCTGATCTATATATCTATCGAAATCGTTTTATGTTGTTTCCATAAAAAACATAAACCCTGAAATAATCCCGAATATGAAAAATGTCCAATCATTTCATTCTCATATTGGAAAGAATAAAAGTCTCTAAATAATCCTCTTTGAATATTTCTTTACGATTCTCATGCTTTTTCGTAAATACATAACTATTTTCCATTTTTTTCACTTTCCATCCACCATCCAAAGCATTCATAATAAACATCATTTTTTGATAATCTTTTTTAACTAATTGTACAATGCTCGAATTATTACTATCCATACCTATGAAATAATAAGAGAGAACGAATGCGTCATTTTTACGACACATGGCTTTGTAGGATGCGTGCCGAATGTTTATCCATATTCTGAATAAAAATATCCAGTGATTTTACATTATCATTGGCCATCACATCATCATTTAAAAACGATATCATATCCATGACGATTTTTATTTTCTCAGTCGTCCATAGTTCGCGCAATTGAAATAGTAAAATATCCGTATAAAGCGGCGTCAATGTGTCATCACGAAACAGTGGCGTGTATATTTCCTTTACATAGTTTTCGATTAGCACATAATAATAGTTCAGGCAAATTTTAATCACCGGATTATCCTGATATGTTTCCGTCAATTGTAATATGCCTCGTTGAGAACAGATGAATAAATCCACTATCGATCTCGATTTTCGGCGCGCCTCTTTACTCAAATAATGGCTACATGCCAACTGTATCGGATTATATAGAAATTGCAAATCCTCCTTGGTCGTTTTAAAAATATACCGCGAAAAACTCTGAAAAACGCCGGGTTCCTGTAAATGAATAACATTCTCTTTAATCAGTAATTTGGTACCGACGGGTTTATTACTCAAAATCGCCAACTTAATAATGACCGATAGAGGATCCAATAACGGCA